TGCGGCAGTATCACGGCCGGCTGAAGGCGCTGCTGCAGGGCCGCAGGCTGTCGGAGGTGATGCAACTGGGCCTGGGCCTGCAGGTGCCGGTCGTGGCGGTGGAGCCGAAGCCCCGGGCGAAGCGCAGTAAGCGAGAGCTGGATGTGGCGGCGGTGCAGCTGGGGCTGTTGGTGGCGTGACCGGGATACGATTGTCTGCCATCTGTACGCACACCATGAAGACAGAGCGCCTGGCCCTGCGCGTGTCGGACGCGTTCCTGGAAGGCCTTGACGAGCTGGTGGAAACCGAAGACCTGAACCGCGCCGAGGTGGTGCGTCGCGCCGTGGCGCTCTACGCCTTCGCCAGGAAGGAGGCCAGGGAAGGCAGGCGGATGGGGTTCTTCGTTGAGGAAGACGGCCGACCGACCATCAAGGAAGTGGTGGCCCTGTGAGCCAGCTTCCTGATCCCCAGTCCCTGGATGCCCTGATTGACGCCTTCGAGCGGGTGCGGAGCCCGCGGGTTGACCCGGCTGACGCAAGCCATCAGCGCAAGGTCGAGCTGATCCAGATCTGGTTTGCTGTCGTCGTGATGGGACTGCTCACGGCGGTGAGCGTGGTGCTGATCCTGTGGTCCGGCATGCCGGCTGACGAGGTGAAGGTGGCTTGCGGCTGGATCGGTGCGGTGCTGGGAGCTGCAGCAAACACGCTGCGTAAGCCCTGAGCTGTTGCGGTTCCGCAACGGGACCGGCTAGGGTCTGATCACGGGGCCCGGTAGTGTGCCTCGGCCGGGTCGGTCCCATCCGCAAGGACGGACGCGGTGGCGGGATTGCTCGTGGTCCTGCCTGAAACCGTACCGAAGGCCCGGTTTCACTCGGGTTGGGGCTGGCCTATGGCTGGCCCCTTCTCATTGGGCTATGCTGTGCATGTCCGGCAGAGGTGTCGGATGTACACGTGCAATAGCTACTGATGAACACTTGTCTTCCGTCCCCTTCGTGGGATCGGGGCCCGTTCGCGGACGCGATGGAGCGTGCGCTCTGGACCCTGGGCTATCCCAACGACTTCGACACGGTGGCCGAGGCCCGTGCCGCGGTTGAGCACGCGCTCAGCGTCTGGCCCGAGCTGCGCGGCCTGTCTGTGCGCTTCGAGGAGGCCTGAGCCATGCGCACCACCTACAACCGCGTCTGTGACTGCTGCGGCGCCCCCTTCATCGCCTACCACCCGAACGGCAAGTACTGCACCATCAACTGCAAGATCAACGCCAGCTACTACCGGCGCTCTGGTCGGCCCATCCCTGACCATTTGCGGGTTGTCACGAAAATGGTGCAGGCCGAGATCCTCGACGATCCCGACGAGCTGCCGCCCGCCTGGAGGGAAGCCGCGACCGAGACCCAGGGCCTGGAGTCCCGCACCTGGAACGGCACCGCCATTCAGCGGCGCTCTGACGGCTACGTCAACGCCACGGCCATGGCCAAAGCCAACGGCAAGCACCTGCCGCACTACCTGGCGAACGAGCGAACCCGTGAGTATCTGGATGCGCTGTCGGCCGTAGTCGGGATTCCGACTTCGGAGCTGGTGCAGTCAATCCGGGGCGGCATCCCCAGCCTGCAGGGCACCTGGGTGCATCAGCGCGTCGCCGTCGACCTGGCCCGATGGGTGAGCCCCGCCTTTGCCGTATGGATGGACGGCTGGTTCCTGGAGGCGATGGCCACACCGCAGCGGCCTGCCCTGCCGCCAGCGACTGGACCAGCGCCGCCGGCTCTGCCGCGCTCCCACGGCGTCGTCGTCTACGCCCCTACCGAGGAGGCTGCCGCGAAGCTCTGGTGCAAGACCCTGCAGGCCAGCGCCAGCCTGGCGATCTGGGCGCAGTTCAGGCAGCCGCCGCCACCCGGCAACCGGCACGTCGAAGTCGACGGCTACACCTGGATCCAGAGCGCCTGAGCCCCAACCACCACCACGACCACTCGCAGCGGCTGGCCTACCCTGAACCCAGGGCAGACAGCCGCTGCCCAACTACCACCACCCACCACCATGAACCAGCCAGAGAACAAGCCTTACGGCTCGTCAACATTCAAGATCCTGATGCTCGTCTGCGGCATCGCTGGCATCTTCATCTTTGGCCGGGCGGCCAGTGACATCAACAGAATCAGTGAAGAGCAGGCGCGGAACCCGGCGCCAGTGGTTGTAGCGCAGCCGGTAGAACCTGCGGCGCCGCCTCCCTATGCGCCTCCCGGCGCCAGGCGAATCAACGGCGACAATCGCTTTGGATGTATCGATCGCGAATACTTCGAGCGGCTGGTCAAGATGAAAGCGCAAGGTGATGACGCGGCAGTCACTGATGGCATCCGCGCTGGCTTCATCAGCGGGCAGTGCGTGTCGTTTCAGGCGAATGAGCCGGTCTTCCTTGATGAGCACAGCTGGGGACTGATTAGGATCAGGCCGGCTGGCAAGCAAGTCTCCTACTGGACCTTCCTGGAGGCGGCAAGCTGACCCGACAGCGCCCAGGCCCCTGCTTGCACGCCTGGGTCATCACCTCATCCCACCATGGCCAGCACCAGCGCCACGCTCCGCGACCTGGGCAAGCATGAGCTGAGCTTCACGATCCGCCTGGCTCGGCCGCTGCGGCTGCGGCTGATGGTGGCTGCGGCCCTGCTGCGCGTCGCCGGCTGGCTGATGGGTGCTGAGACGGTGGTGGAGGTGCGGCAGTCGCTGCGCTGACCCGGAAACCTTCCACCAGAAGCCCTGCGGCGTGCTGGTGAAGACGGAACTCGATCACCCGACAGACGATCCATCCCTGCCCAGTTACCGGCATCCCATGCTGCGTGAGCTGGGCGAGGATCTGCAGCGCGCCTACGACGCCTACCACTGCCTGCGCGGCTGCAAGGATCGCTACCTGCCCCAGGAGCCGAAGGAGCCCGATGACGCCTACAAGGCCCGGCTCGGTCGCTCCACCTTCTCGGATTTCTACCGCAGCAGCATCACCGCCTTCGCTGGTGTGCTGTCGAAGTTCAGCCTGATCGAGCCACCCGACAGCCTGGAGGACGCCAGCGACAACATCGACCTTGAGGGCAACAGCCTCACCGCCTGGTGGCAGCAGGTGGACTCCTGGATGCTGCGGGATGGCGGCGTGGCGCTCTGCGTCGAGATGCCCGATGGCCTGCCCGGCAGCGCTGCCGAGGAGGTGGCGATGGGTCGCCGGCCCTATCTGCTGGCGCGGCCCCGATCGAAGGTGCTCAACTGGCGCGTCAGCGTGACCGATGGTGTCGAGACGCTGGAGCGCTGCACCCTGCTGGAGCTGACCGAGGAGCCGGACGGTGACTTCGGCGTAAAGATGGTGCCCCGTTACCGGGTGATCGGCCGCGGCGAATGGATGCTGTTCGAGATCGAGCGCAACGCCTCGAACGATCTCACCGCCGTGATGGTGGATCAGGGCCAGTACCTCGGCGCCAACGGCCAGCCGCTGCCGGTCGTACCGGTGGTCTGGTACGCCTCTGACCAGGCCGGCTTCGGGCAGGGCGAGCTGCCGCTGCGGCAGGTGGTGGAGCACAGCATCGAGCACTACCAGCAGCGCTCCGACCTGCGGGAGAAGACCCACCGCCTGGCCCTGCCGGTGCCGGTGCGGATCGGTGCCACGCCACCCGCCCCGGGTGAAGCTCGGCGGGCTGTGGTCCTTGGCCCCAACAGCATCATCGACCTGGATCCCGGCGGCAGCTTCAGCTTTGCCGAGCCCAGCTGCGCCAGCCTGGGTGAGCAGCGCGCGCAGATCGCTGAGGTTGAGAAGCTGATCAGCCGCCAGACCCTGGGCTTCCTCTACGGCGACCCGGGCGGCAACAAGACCGCGACGCAGGCGGGCCTGGAGTCGGCGCAGACCGAGAGCACGATCACCCGCATCGCGCAGCGCAAGGCCTCGGCCATGCAGTCGCTGATGCAGATCTGGACGCTCTACACCGGCGAGGAACTGGAGCCCGGCGCTGGCCTGAGCATGGCGTCATCGCTGTTCGAGCGGCCCATGGAAGCCGCGGACGTGTCGCAGCTGCAGCAGCTGACCGGCGGCGACAAGCTGGTGAGCCGCCAGAGCGCGATCGAGGAACTGCAACGCCGCGGCAAGCTCACCGTCACCACCAGCCCGGAGGAGGAGCTGGAGCGGATCCGGGTGGAGGAGCCTGAGCCGGCTGATCCTGTGGGGCTGAACGACCTGGGCGGGCTGTCGCTGCCGCCCCGCAGGCCGGTAAAGCCGGACGAGCCGGAAACCTAAGCCGCCCAGACACCACCCACCCATGTCTGCTGAGACCGTCTACGAAGCCCTGCGCGAGACCATCGCGGATCAGACCGCGCTGGACGATGAGCTGAGCATGTTCGAGCTGATCGGCGTCGTGCGCCTGATCGAGGCTGAGCTGATCGAGGCCGCGATGTCCGATGACGACGACGACGACGCGGAGCCCGGCCTGAACTGATGACCCAGACCCCGGGGCCGCGGCGGCTCGTCGACGTTGCCGATGACTTCTCCAGGGCCCTGGACCAGCTGGAGCGCCGGGCCACCAAGAACACTGTGGCGATGCTGCGGCGTTCCCTGGCGAACGTGCTCGTCGACCTGAAGCGGCACTACGCCAGCTACATCGACGAGCTGGGCCCGCAGGGCTTCGACCCGGCACGCAACCCGATCCGCCGGCCCGGGGCCTACAGCGCGGCGGAGGCGACCGCGAAGTTCCGGGCGATCACCCTGGACGCCCAGCGGTTCATGTCGGATGAGGAGATCCGCCAGTGGACCGCCAGCTACGAACGCGACCTGCGCGAGGCCGCCAGGCTCGGCGGTGAGCTGGGCTTGCAGCTGCAGACCCTGATGGGCCGCCCGCCCGATGCTGCGCCATTCGCTGGCGCTGATCCCCTGGCGGTGCGTGCTGCAGCAGCGACGACCAGCGCCTACATCCAGGGCGAGACCGCCCGGTTCCGCGACCAGCTGGTGCAGATCGTCGGCGAAGGCGCCACCCGCGGCTGGGGCGCAAGCCGGCTGGAGACCAGCATCCGCCAGGCACTGCGCGGCGCGAAGGATCCGAACGGCATCACCCAGCGGCTGGGCCTGGAGCAGCGGGCAGCGCTGATCGCCCGGTCGGAGCTGGCGAACGCCTACGCCCAAGGCACCATCAACCGCAGTCGGCAGCAGGGCTACAGCTACGTCCGGGTGCTGGCCAGCAACGACGAGCGGACGTGCCCGACGTGTGCAGCAAGGAACGGCAGGGTATACCCAATCGACCGGGTGCCGGTGCCGTGGCATCCCCGTTGCGTCTTAGGCGAGACGAAGGTATCGCCCGGACTCCTCGCAGCGGCGTTCCGCTCCGTGTACCGCGGCGACGTCGTAACCGTACGACTTGCGAGCGGTGAGAGCCTGACAGTCACCGTCGATCATCCGGTGCTCACCCCTGCCGGATGGGTCAAGGCGGAAGCTCTCCGCAAGGGCGATCAGGTGGTGGGCCACGGGTTCCACCGAGCGATTCCGCCGGCTGCCGAATCGCCAGACCTCCACGACGTGCCAGCCACGGCTGAGGAAGTATTCGCGGCGTTTGCCGATGCGTGTGCGATGCCTCCCGTGGCCATGCCAGTGACCCCCTTGGATCTCCACGGCGACGGGAAGTTCATCGAAGGCGATGTCAATGTTGTACGGGCCGACGGCCTTCTCCAGAGTCACTGGGTGACCGAGACCGGCGATGGCGTCGGCAATGAGAATGGCGTCAGGCGACGCATTGGATTTAGCCCGCTCGCGACCCTGTGCGATGCGGATGCGGCACTCCTCTGGCATGCGGCGGCCGCGAACGGCAGCGTGAGCCGCCTCCGTGATGCGCTGGCGCTCTTCCGGGGTGGCCTGAGCCATGCGGAGCAGCATCGCATCGCGGCGGCTGCGTGGCGTGATCCCATGCTTGCGCAGGAGGGTCGTGATGGTGTTGCGCTGTACCCCGAACTGCTCGGCCACGGCCTTGACGCTGCCGCCATCCAGAAAGGCTTGGATCGCGGCGTCCTCGTCGTAGATGGAGCGGTTGCCGGTGAGCTTGACGCCGAGCCGCTGGAAGTTCCGGTAGACAACGTTCCTGGACACTCCAAACCGCTCAGCGATCTGATCGACGGTCTGCCCGGCCTGATGCAGCTGCATCAGATCGTCGGCATTGAGATCAATGCGTTTCATGGATTCGTCTACACGTTCGAGACCTTCTCCGGCACCTATTCCATGGGCGCGGATGTAAGGATTCTAAGCCAAAACTGCCGGTGCGTGGTGGTGCCCGTCCCCGACGAAGCCGTCCAGGAGCGCGACCCCGACAGCCGCGCCGCCCTGCTCGACAACGAACGCTGGCAGGAGGAGCACGAGCGCGGCGTGGAGGCCTACGCCGAAGGGCGCCACCGTGAGCGGCTCGATGGCCTGCGCCGGCAACGCGACCGGCTGAAGGATCCAGGCCTGATCGACGCGATGGATGCGCGGATCGCCCGGCTGGAGCAGCAGGGTCCAGACATGGTGAAGGCCCGGCTCGAACTGAGCCAGGCCCTGCGGACGCCTACGGCATCGGAGAAGCGGCTGTATCCGCGGAACCCGAAGCCGCTCGGGGAGAGCGTGCCGCTGTTCCCCTAGGGAGTCGGGTTCGTGCCCTCAAACTTTTGCTTCAGACGCTCATACTGCCAGCGTTCTCGGTTTTCTTGTTCAATCCGTTCGCGGTCCGCTTTCTTGGCGCGAAGCTCTTGCAGTTCTTCAGTCGTGAAGAATCCACTCTGAACTAGGAAGCCGTCATCGAACTCGGAAATGAGTTCAGATGTGTCGATGTCTTCTTCGCTTACGGACACAAACTCGTCGTAGGCCCTGAGCCACAGCGATGAGTATTGATTGTCGTCTGCAAAAACAAATAGCAACTTGTCATTGTATCCCTTTGCCTCTGCGTAGCCGGTGAGCCTCTTGCCTATGGCATCGCTGAGCTTGATGTACTCCATGGTGGTTTGTGCGGTGGTGGTTGAAGCCGGGAGCCGAAGCCCCCGGCAGGCGATCTCAGATCAGAATGGCGTGCGCTCGCCAGCGCCGACAAGCTCCCGCTCGGAAGTCGCCACCACCACGGGCGCCTCAGCCACCACCACAGGCGCCGCCTCAGCGACGACGGCCGCAGCCTTGCGCAGGGTCAGCGTGCCGGTGGCGGCATCGTGGGCGATGTCCACCCGATCGCCGGGCTCCAGGCCCAGCAGGGTGCTGTAGCCGGCCGAGACGGGGATCACGCCGGTCTTGCTGACGGCGACATTCCAGGCCAGGGGCTTGCCTTTCTTCGGCTTGGCGGCCACCGGCGGCAGCACCAGGCCGTGGGCAGCGTTGAGGGCCTCAAAGAAGGCGGTGAAGGCGGGCTTGCCGTCCTTGCGGGTGTAGCCGCAGGCGATGGCGATCTGATCGCGCGGCGCCTGGCCGAGCTCCTTGACCTTCGCGAGCAGATCAGGGCCGGTGAGCATGGTGGATTGAGACATCAGGGCAGGAAAGCTGGCCTAAGCCGTTAGCTTAGGTTCCGATGCGAACCAGCACCACCCTGCCGCCTGATCTGCGCAGCTTCCTGCTGCTGCATGCCTGCGTCTCCGCCCGCGATGAGGACGCCACCCGCCAGGCCCTGCGCGATGCCGCAGTGAGCCTGCCGCAGGGACAGGCCCACAAGGTCGCCTCAGTGCTGCATGCCTCGATCAGCGGCGGCGGGCGCCTGTGGCTGTCGCGGCTGGCTTGAAGATGCCGGCTCAGGCTTTGACGGCCTTAGCGGAGAAGCCACCGCTGTTCTTGCCGCCTGGCTTCTTGGCCTTGGCCTTGCCCTTGCTCATGGCGCCGCCTTTCTTGCCACCGCCACCGCCTGCGAACTTGCCGTTGGAGTCTCGCTTATACGACCTGGCCATGATGAGTACCGGAGTTCCCCTAAGGGTTCCGGCCGCGGTTGTGCCGTAGAGCTTTCCGGCAACCTTCCCAAACCGCGGATGGCCCATGTCCTGCCGTCAATGCGAGCGCTGCGGCGCCCGCTGGATCAATGGGGTGCATTACTGGGCGACCGGGAAGGTCGGCAGTGATCTTGATCTGGCGGGGCTGGTCTGCGATGTGGTTCGTGATCCCAGGTGCCAGAACCGGCTCAGAGGCATGGGCCACGAAGGCGACACCTGGGAGAAGCGCAGGGCCTTCATTGATGGCGCCGCCGATGCCATGCAGCGCACGGTGAAGCGACTGGGGTCGGAAACCTGAGCCATCACAGGCCCCGCCATGCCAGCCCCGATCCCCACGCTCAACCCCCTGTGGCGGACCACCCCGCGGGATGACCGGGAGCTGATCCGCAGCTATGCGCTGTGGCCGGTCTCGGCCTACAACCTCACCCAGCTCACCTCGGTGCTCAACCGGGCGGCCGACACCAGCGCCGCGACCGTGACGCAGGTGCAGGCGTGGATTGATGAGATCGAAGACCTCGAGCAGGACTGGGCCGACAAGGTGAGCGACGGCACCGCCCACCTGGGCAACGTGCAGAGCTACCAGGGCCCCGCGCCCGGCACCACACTCAGCCGCGAGGACCGGCAGAAGCGAGCCGATGTCCTGGAGTGGGATACGAGCCTGCTGCAGGTGAGCTACCAGGCCGGCACGCGCGCGGACTCCACCGCTGGTGGCGTGCTGCATGCCCGGGTGGCGAGCCTCAAGCACAAGGTGCTGCAGACGCTCGGGATCAAGGCCTACGACGGCGGCGACGGGGATGCGGCGCTGGTGAGGTGCTGACGTGGCGACCGACTTCGCCCCCTACGCCAACTTCCGGTTCCTGTGGACCCCGCCTGGCACCATCACGGACTTTCGCTCCGGCACGCCCGCGGCCGGGACGCCCATCGTGATCGAAGCGTTCCTGAAGGGTGAGACCGGCACGCCGATCCAGCTGCCATCGGTCGGTGCCGCCCCGCGCGTCCTGAACGGCTACATCACCGCCTACGCCACCCTGCCGGCGCAGACCAGCTGGCTGGCGGCCGGCTCTGCCTTCAGCTGGACTGACACCGGCCTGGCGCCTGATGGCCTGCTGCCTGGCGTCAGCGGCCGCGGGTTCCTCGGCAGCCTGCCGGGCCTGCCGACCCTGACCGGTGGGCAGCAGGGTGAGGCCACGGTGATCAGCGTCGCCGGCGTGTTCGGTGTCGGCGGGATCGGCGCTGAGCTGCGGACCGCCCTGGGCGATGCGCTGTCGATCAGCCTGGAGGTGCCGGCATGAGCATCAAGGTGCGCATTGACTCCGGCGACCTGAGCCGCAGGGCCGAGGCAGCAGCAGAGCGTGCGGTGGAGATCGTGATGGGGGAGCTCTACGGCGCCTTTCAGCAGTCCTTCACGGCCAAGGCCTGGGACTGGCCGCAGGATCTGCCGACCCGCAAGCTCAACGGCGCCACGCTGGCGGAGAAGGCCCGCAGCTACGACGCTGGCGAAGGCGTCAGGGCCGGCAGCCCGCGCAACCTGATCGACTTTGGGAACCTGCGCCAGACCGGCTCGTGGCAGATGAAGGGCCGCTACCAGGCCACCTTCACCTGGAGCGCCAGCTACGCCACCGCCGTGCATGAAGGCGCTGCCATCTACCCATGGGGCAACCGTCAGGCCCGCCGGGTGATCCTGCCGCCCCGCCCATGGACCCGCGCTGTGCTCGGCACTGAGAACGTGAGCGCCATCAAGCCGTTCCCGTTCCAGAAGCGGCTCAAGGATGTCTGGCTGGCGAAGTTCAAGGCGGGGCGCTGACGGGAAACCTAAGCCACCCCACCACCGGCATCTGATGCCACAGCTTCCGTTCGTCGTTGCGCCGACGATCCGCACGCGCATGGTCTCGGCCACTGTTGATGGCCAGGACTGCAGCCTGGAGTTTCCGGTCTACCGGGCCCTGAAGGGCAAGGAGATCATCGCGATCCGTGAGCACGAATACCAGAGCGTCGTCTACCGCGAGAGCTCCCGCCTGGCTGATGCGCTGGTGGCCGAAGGCGTCGAAGAGACCGAAGCGCAGCGGATGGCGATCCGCATCATCTCCACCCGCATGGGGATCCCGGTGGCTCTCGATGCTGCCGAGCAGCGGGCGATGCTGCGCCAGGCGCCACTGATCGCCGATCTGTCCTGCGCCCTGCAGGATGCGTTCGATCAGCAGCGGCTGCGGACCATCACCGCCGTCATCACCCATCGGCTGCCCGGCTGCCAGGCCTGGACCGACGACGACAGCGGCGACCTGCCCGGGCCCCTGCAGGATGCGATCTTCGCGTTTGCATCCGAGGAGCAGGCCGGCGACAAGCCGCAGCGCAGCCCCGACGAGCTGGTGGAGGACATGGTTGAGACCCTGGGAAAGCTCGCGCCGGAGGCCTCCCCGAGCCCACCGACTGGGGAGCGCTCTACTGGCGATGCCGACAGCTCTGGCCAGCTGCTCCTGAGTTCGGCCCCGACCGTTTCGGAGACCTCACCCTCGACTACATCCTCCAGGCGATCGAAGAAGGCGAGCGCTGGCTGAACCAGCAGCTGCACTGGGCCGAGCTGCCGGTGGCAGCCCTGGCGAAGCTGACGCTCGAGATCCACGCCAAGGAAGGCGCCACGATCCCGCCGCTGGCGGACTTCTGCCTGTTCCGCAACCGCGAGCCCGGCGAGCAGCCACCTGCCGATGCCGGCGCCGCGATGCTGGCCCTGATCGCCGCGCGGCAGTTCCCGAGCTTCGCGCTCACGTTCTACGAGCCGCTGCTGCAGGCCGGCCAGGGACAGCCGGCGCCATCCCCGCTGGCCCTGGTGGCCGACGATGCGATCCTGCTGGCGCCGCGGCGGCAGGGCGAGGCCTGGTGCGGGTTCCTCATCGCCGAGCACTCGGCAGCGGATCAGGTGCGGGCGTTTCGCTGGCCTGGGGATCAGGAGCCGGTGGCGTGGCTTGCCGTTGCTCCGCCCGCTGGAGGAGCGGCTGCAGTGTGGGCGGAGGCAGCTGCATGTCTGCCCATTCGCGAATCTCCGAGCGCACCCGCGCCGCTGCCATCTCCGCCTCCGTGATGCTGCCGAAGTACCCGAGGCTCCAGTACCGGCCGGCCCACCAGACGCGGGCCTGGAACGGCCGGCGCTTGACGTGGGGGCAGTAGCAGACGCCCTTCGGGTAACAGGCCACGGACTACAGGGTGGGGATACGGCAAGGTTTCCGCCGGTTCTGTAAGCCGTGTGCGTGTCTTAGGCGGGATCGGATCACTGGCAGGGAAGCATTCCACATCTTCCCTGTGGCTCAGAATTACTCCCAGGCCTACGGCTACAAGTTCTATTTCGCGCCGGTGATCACCACCGAAGTGGATCTCACCGAGCTGGATCTTGGCGGTGTCGGCAGCGGTAAGTTCCTCGATGACACCAGCCTGCTCAGCAATGACGCGGTGATCAGCAAGAGCGGCACCGGCGCCACCTTCAAGCTGTTCGCCGACAAGGTGACGAAGACCATCACCAAGGCTGCAATCGCCACCAACGTGGCCACGCTGACCTTCGCCGCCGCCCATGGCTTTGCCCAGGGTGCGGTGATCTCCGTGGATGGCCTGCCGGCTCCGTTCGCCGCGCTCAACGGCATCCACACCATCACCGGCGTCACCACCAGCACGCCGTTCACCCTGGCCTTCGCCTTCACCGCCGACAACATCACCGAGGCCACGGTGGCGGCCGGCACCGCCTCAAGCGGTGTCATCGCCCTGGACGGCACCGCCAAGCCGATCCGCCTGCTGGGCCTGACCAATGCGGCCCCGGCCGAGACCGAAGGTGAAGAGACGATCATCACCTACGACGACGAGGCCAAGAGCTTCGAGACCAGCATCGCCACATCCAAGGGCTTCAGCTGGACGGTGGAAGGCGTCACCGATCACATGGATGCCGCCTACCAGCTGCTGCGCATCTGCTCGAAGGAGTCGGTCCGTGAACGGCTGATGATCAAGTACGCCCGCGTTGGCCCCACTGGCTTCAACGAGGCCACCTACGGCTACGGGCGCTTCACCGGCTTCAACGAAACCCCGCCCGCTGGCGGCATCGTGAAGTGGTCGACGAACATCAAGGCCTATGGCCCGTATGAACTCGACCTGGCCTGATCGCTGAGTTGATGGCTGGCCCCGGTGGCAACTAGCTGCCGGGGCTTTGCTGTGGGCCGGAAACCTACGGCATGACCGCTCCCACCACGGCCCAGGAGATCTACGACCTGCTGGTGGGCGATGACGCCATCAGCGATGAGCTCGGCGTCTACACCCTGGCCAGTGGCGCCACCCTGCCGGCGATCAGCGTGATGGCCCGTGGCGACAGCCTGCCGAGTGGCACCGTGACCAGCGGGCTGGAGGTGGTGATCACCGCGTCGCCGAACCAGGCCGAAGAAGTGCTGCTGAGCGATGAGGTGCTGCTGAACCCCACCTGGCGCATCTACGTCATCGCCTGGGGCGCGCTGGGCCAGCTGCAGGCGGTGCGCAACCGGATCGTGGCCCTGCTGCCCGGCGCCGTGAGTTCGCAGCTGCAGGGCAGTCAGTCCAGCGGCGGGCTCGATGTAGCCGGCGAAGGCCTCGGCGTCATGGAGCAGGTGGTGATCCGGTGGACCAATCCGGCCGTGGTGGTTGAAGCATGAGCGACTTCTCAGTCACAGTCGGCGGTGACTTCTCCGAGCTGCTGCAAGGTTTCAAGCTGGTTGAGCGCAGCGCGCAGCAGTCGGGCCAGGCGGCCGGCCAGGCGCTCGGCGGCGGCATCCAGGGCGCCGTCAACCGCAGCATTGACGCCCTGCTGGCTGACCTGGGCCGACTGAAGGCGCAGAAGGCGGCCGTCAACGTTGATGGCGGGCAGGTCATCGTCCTGAACCAGCAGATCAGCGCGGTTCAGAAGCAGATCGACACCCTGCGCAGCGCCCGGGTGGCGGTGCAGGCAGACCCGCGCAGCATCGAGGGCCTGAACGCCAAGCTGGCGGGCCTGCAGTCGGAGCTGGGCAAGGTCGCGATCGGCTCGCAGCGGTTCAGGGAGCTGCAGACGGCGATCGGCGCGACCGAGAAGGAGCTGGCGAAGGCTGGCCAGTCGACCGGCGGCCTGCGGGCGCTCGATGGAGTGGTGCAAGGCATCGCCTTCAGCCTGGCCAACACGCTGACGAACGCAGCCGCCGCGGCACTGCAGGGGCTGGCCGCAATTCCGCAGCAGGTGCGGCAGTTCGACAGCGCCAAGGCCGCGGTGCGCACCCTGGGGGTGGATGCCGACGACCTGGGCAACCGACTGCTCAAGCTGAGCGCATCGACCAAGGGCAACGTGTCGGCGGTGGACCTGCTCAAAGCCAGCTACGACGTCGCTTCATCCGGCTTCGCCAGTGCCGCTGATGCCACCAACATCCTCTCGGCTGCGCAGGACGGCGCCGTTGGCGGCTTCACCGACATCAACACTGTCGCGGATGCTGCGACATCGGTGTTGAACGCCTACGGGCTGTCGTCCGACAAGGCCCGCAAGCTGATCGACGGCTTCATCCAGACCCAGAACGACGGCAAGATCACCGTTGGCCAGTACGCCACCGAGATCGGCCGCATCGCACCGGTCGCCGCAGCGTCTGGCGTCAGCATCGAGGAGCTGAACGCTGCGATCTCGGTCGCCACTGCGCAGGGCGTGCCGGTGGGCAGCACGTTCGCCGGTCTGCGGCAGGCGATCAGCTCGATCCTGAAGCCATCGGTGGAGGCGTCGACCTATGCCAAGCAGCTGGGCCTGGACTTCTCGGCCTCGGCGCTGAAGGCCAAGGGCTTCGGCGGACTGCTGACCGAGGTGGCGAAGAGGACCGGTGGTTCAGCGGACGCGATCATCAAGCTGACCGGATCGGTCGAGGCACAGGCCGCGATCCAGCCGCTGGTGAATGATCAGCTGGCGAAGTACAACCAGTTCCTGAGAAACCAGGCTGGGGCTGCAGGCGTCGCCGCAAGATCGGCTGAACAAGCAACGAACACGATTGACGGGTCGCTCAAGCGGCTTGGAAACACGTTCAGCAATCTTGCGGTTCAGGCGTTTGAGGGATTGGCGCCGCCGGTGACGGCGGTAATCAACGCCTTCAATAATGTTGTCAATGTCGCGCTCAATCTTCCCGGCCCAGTCAGGGCCGTTGCAGGCGCACTGGTCGCTCTGACCAGTGCCTATGTTGGCGCCCGAACCGCTGCAGCTCTGTTTACCGCTGTGCTGCAAACGCAGCAAGTTCAGGAGCTGATCGGGTTCTTCAGGAGTATCGCAAGCACCATCAAACAGGACTTCCAAAGAGCCATCGTTGCTGCAAAGGTTGAATGGCAGGTCTTCACGACCGCCGTGCGCAGCCAGGGCCTCCTGTCGGCCATCGGCGGAATCGGCAAGGCGCTGCTCGGGCTTGCTGGCCAAGTCGCCGTCGTCGCGCTTCGGTTCGCCTACATCGCTGCTGCAGTGGAGGCTTATCAGAAGATCACCGGTGCCGCGTCGGAAGCATCGGAAGGGTACAAGGAGCGGCTGCTGGAGACGCAGAAGGCGCTGGATGCCGTCTCTGGATCCACGGAGAACGCCAGCGAAGCGAACAAGGCCTTGGCCCAAAACAGCAATGGCGTGATCAAGTTCTTCGAGAACCTGCCCATTGCGCTGCGGCTGATCGCTGCGCCACTGGAAGGCGTGATCCGGCTGTTCTACTCAGCGGTTGACAACTTCTCAAAGGCAAATGCACTTGGCACGATCAGTGACCAATCGCAGCAGCTTCAAGCGAAGTTCACCGAGGTTCAGCAGGCAGCGCAAAAGACATTTGTTGAGCTAAAAAACGCCACAACGCTGACACCCGAGCAAGCCAAGAGCGTCCAGGAGCGCATCGCCAGCCTCCAGTCAATCAAGGAAGCAGCAACCGGGCAGGCGGCGGCATATCGAGAGCTGGCCGCATCGTATCGGGCGGCCGGCAATAACGACTTGGCGAAGATCGCCGAGCAGAACGCCAAGAATATGGAGGTGGAGGCGAGTGTCTCCGGCCGGCTGATCGTTGCGCTTCAGGGTGTCGCTGATCGGACTAACAAAACGACTGGCGCCAAGGTTGAAAACATCGCGAAGACCAAAGAGCAGGTCGATGCGATCGAGAAGCAGAAGAAAGCCGAAGACGAACTGAACAAGATCCTCGCCAGCGCCCCCGTCCGCAACCTGGAGGCCCAGCTGGCGGTGGGGCAGCAGCTGCTGGGGCTGACGAAGGCGGTCGGCGACCTGGAGCAGTCGCGCTTCAACGTGACCCGCTCGGCGCTCCAGTTCGAGCTGAAGGGCCTGGAGGAGCGCGGCGCTGGTGAGTCGGCGATCGCCGCGAAGAAAGCCGAGATCGACCGGGTGGACCGGGCGGCACTGTCGGCCCGCTACCAGGCGCTGGTGCAGCAGCAGGCCCTGGAGCGACAGATGCTGCTGCTGAGCCAGGAGAAGGCACGGACAGAGGCGAATCTGCAGATCCTGGAGCAGAAGGCCAAGATCCTCGAGGCGCAGGCGAACCTGGCGAAGGCCACCACCGCCGAGGAAAAGGCCGCGGCACAGGCCCAGGTGAACCTGCAGAACCAGATCCTCGGCGTGGTGGAGCAGAAGGCCGGCACGCTGGCGAAGACCCAGCCCATCGAACGGGCGATCGCTGCAGCCGCTGGTGAGACCGCTCGCAATGGCCTGCAGGCAGAAGCCGCCGCCAAGGGCTTCAAGATCGCCGCCGACGGCTCCCTGGTGGCGAGCCGCAACCTGAGCTCCGGCATGGAACGGGTCGCGGTGTTCAGTGGTCAGAGCGCGCAGGAGCAGGAGCGCTTCCGCGGCATCGCGCAGCAGGCGGGCCTGGCGATCGGCCGTGCGGCCGATGGCTCGCTGGTGCTTGGCCGGAACCAGCAGGACGTGGCCCGGGCGGTGCAGAGCACGAATGCCGAGTTGGGCAAGACGAAGGGCGGTTACGACGCCGGCACCCGGGCCGCTGGTGGCACCAAGACGGCGACGGATCAACTGCGCCAGTCCCTGGTTAATGCCGGCGTCGCCGCCGATGACGTGGCCGAGCTGATCGGCGACAGCGGCAGCAGCGCACGGGACGCCCGGGGATCCACCGACGCCCTGCGCAACAGCCTGGCTCAGGGCAAGACGCCGGCCGGCGACATCGCCAACGCCTTCGTGTCCACCGGCAAGAACGCCCCGGCGGCAGCGCAGGGTGCCCGGGACTTCGCGGCCTTCCTCAGTAGCGCGAAGGTGTTTGCCGAGCGGATCGCCAGCCTGAACCTCGCTGGCGGGATGACGGCCGTTCGCGATCGGACCAGGGAAGCGGCGGTTGAGGCGCAGCGGTTCTACGACTGGCTGCTTAAGGCCTCGAACCTCCCCGGCTCCCGCTGGACCGGTGGCCCGGTGGAGGCCGGCGCTGAGTACAAGATCAACGAGCTCGGCCAGGAGGCCTTCCTGTCGGCCGGCCGGCTGTCGCTGATCAACGCACCGCAGAACGCCATCTGGCGGGCGCCGTCGAGCGGTGTCGTCGTGCCGGCTGGTATCACCGCCCGGCTGCAGGATGCCGGCGCTCTGCCGTCTGCTGGTGGCATGGCGGCCCCGGGCGGCACTGCAGAACTGGCAGTCGAGATCGGAAAGCTCAGGCAGGAAGTGGGCGAGCTGGCGCGGCGTCAATGGAACATCAACGTCACGCAGCGAACCGGGGTCAGTGGCAGCCAGGTGCTGCGGACGCTCCAGCAGCTGAGGTGACATGAGCATCACCGTCGGCGGGCTCACGATCCGCGCCCTGAAAGGCCTGCCCTTCGCCCACAGCGGCGACAGCCTGTCGGGCCGCACGGCACGCCGCTGGCCGGTGGATTGCATCCTGACGCCTGCCGACTGGCTGACGCTCGACGGCATCTACACCACCTGGCGCACCAACCGTTTGGCCGATCAGGACACGATGGTGTCCCTGGCGGTCGGCAGCACCGTCAGCACCAGCGGCCAGATCTGGGGCCTGAGCTGGAGCAACGTGCCGGCCTGGTTCTCGTCGCCGCCGATCCCCACCGCCGCCGGCGCCATGGTCGGCGTCAGCTTCGAGCTGGTGGATGCCACGCAGCAGCTGGCGGTGATGCTGCGGGAGCAGGAGATCGGCACGCAGGTGGCCGACAACGACAGCACCTACGGCACGCTCAGCGTCGGCGGGCTGACGCTGAACCTCACGGCCGAGGCGCCGGGCTTTGACGGCGGGCCGTCGATGGAGCTGGCCGCCACCGGCACGCATGTGATCCGCGGGCCGTTGCTGGCGACGAAGGTGCGGCGGGTGCAGGGCTGGACCCACACGGTCGGCGCGGATGACACGATCCGCAGCTGGTTTGAGACCACGATCGCCACCACCCCGGCAGTCGGCGACTGGTTCCCGGTGTCGCCGCCGCAGGTGGAGCAGACGCCGGTGATCGTCAACGGGGCCCGGGTGACGCGGTTCACGATCAGCCTGGAGCTGCGGCAGGTGCGATGACGGTTGACCTGCGCGCGATCGTCGCCACCGACCTGGGAGTCTGCGCCAGCGGTGACGTGGGCACGAACCACATCAGCGACCGCTCAGGGCTGGTGATGACCCAGGGCCGGCTGCAGTTCGATGGGTTCGTCACGCCGGCTCGCGGCACGCTGGTGAGCTTCCTGGTGGCCTGCCCGCAGACTGGCCGGGTGTCGCGGTTCCCGAAGCCGCTGCGGGTGATCCGCTCGATGGCCTACCCGCTGGAGCGCCGTTCCGAGGTGGAGGTGGGTTGCCGTCTGACGCTGATGAAGGACCGGAAGGATCAGGACCAGTACTTCGCGGCGGCCAATGCCCCGTCGTGGTTCGCGGGACTGACCGATGCGGAGAAGGCGCTGGCGCCAGCGCCGATCTATGCGCAGCGGCTGCTGGAGTTCTGCTGCAGCCGGATCGGCCTGACCCTGGCACCCACCAGCCGTCGCCTGCGGTTCGCCTTCCTACGCGAAAGCATCGACCTGTCGGTGGGCTATGTGCAGCTGATCGGTGATCTGATCCGTTCGGAGTGCTGCTTCGGGCGGATCCTGCCGAATGAAACGCTCGAGGTGGTGCCGCTGCAGTTCACCACCGGCGGCACCGGGCCGATCCTGACGGCCGGCAACCTGGTGAGCATTGAGCCGATCACCGGCGGCACCGAGCCGGCAGACAACTACATCGTGCGGTACACGGCCGCGGTGAGGTGAGGCGATGACGAATCTGTGGACCAAGAGCGAGACGACTGGGCCGTCAAGCAAGCTCGTCATTGAATACAAGACCACCAATAACCAGAACCAGGTAGAGCAGAAGTCCGTCACGCTGACCAGCACAACCAACGGAACCAGTACCAGCACATACACGGCACTGTCCTACACCGATCGCGACGGCAAGCCGCAAAGCAGCGAAGTTCTGACGCGCAAGGTTGACCGGACGCGCAACACGATCGCAGCCGTGAACCCCGGCTATGTGGCGTGGCGGCTCGGGAAGAAACTTGGCCTGCCAAGTGGCGACGCGATCTCCGAGAACATCACCACCAGCGAGTACATCACCACGGTCGATGGACCGGTGCTGAAGACCGAGACGTCAGATCAGTATGTGTCGATGGCGCAGTTCTCCGGCGGCCTGCAGCTGGAGGAGTGGGGTAACTTCAGGCCATCGGGCGGCGAGCTGATCCTGAGCCACCGCACCATCCGGCGGATGGACTACAGCAAGACATCCGACGGTCGTGATGTGACGCGCACGCGAACAGAGCGCTACATCGCAGCGGCGGAGTCATCGGAGTGGAAGAACTACGCGGCGAAGCGCGGCAAGGAGATGAAGAGCGACGCGGTGAAGTTCCCAGAGATCGTTGAGCCGTTCGTTCGCGCAATGGTGCCCCTGGTCTACGAAGGCACCGAAGTGCAGATCGAGACCGGCCGCATCCCGGTGCCGCAGAAGCCGCCGGATCAGGACATTGCGAGGGATAGCATCACGAACGGCAGCGGCGATCGTCCCAGCGACGCCACCCCGGCCGATGTCTACGGCAACGACAATGGGTGGACCAGCTACATCCCTGATGCTGGCACGGACGGCAACTGGCAGAACTACAACACCGACAGCAACAACGACGGTGTGCCGGATTGGAATGAGTACGTTCCGCAGTCCTGGGAGGACTACGACAGCGACAGCGACAGCGACGGAACCTTCGACTGGGAGCCGTACGTTCCGCAGGACTTCACGGACTACGACCGGGACAGCAACGGCGACGGTGTGCCGGACTGGGCGGATAGCGTGCCGACGACCTGGCCGGAGTTCGACGCCGACACCGACAATGATGGCGTGCCCGACTGGGCACCATTCGTGCCGGTGCAGTGGGAGGACTTCACTGGCGACAGCAGCGGCGACGGCGTGCCGGATTGGGCGCCCTATGTGCCGACTGGATGGGAGGACTTTGACCAGGACACTGATAGCGATGGCGTGCCGGATTGGGCGCCTTTCGTGCCTGATCCTGTCAACTGGGAGAATTACGATCAGGACACAGACAACGACGGCATTCCCGACTGGGCGCCGTTCGTGCCGCAGACCTGGGAGGACTGGAACAAGGACACCGACAGCGATGGTGTTCCTGATTGGCAGCCTTACATTCCGACCACCTGGGAGGACTTCGATCAGGACAGCGACAACGACGGCATTCCTGATTGGCAGCCATACATCCCCACCGACTGGACCGACTACAACAAAGACACCGATGGCGATGGCGTCCCGGACTGGGCGCCGTATGTCCCGACCGGAACCGACTTTGACACTGACAGCGACAGCGACGGCATTCCTGATTGGGCGCCTTTTGTGCCGACCGGGCCGGATGACTTCGACACCAGCGACAGCGACTACACCACCACCGAAACCGAGGTCAGCAACGACAAGGTGCTCACCGGCGTGGTGCTGTTCAACGGCTCCGCCTTCAACCCGGACGACACCACAGTCACGGCCAGTTACGACATGCCGTTTGCGCCGGATGACTACTTCGAGTACGTCAAGGGCATCCGCAAGCTGATTCCCGGTGGCGCCACGGCTGCCGCACAGGCCTTCGGCCGCACCGAGTCGGCGCTGGACGTGGGACACGCCTACGGCCAGAACATCGTCACCGGCTGGAACGAAGCGCCGACGCTGGACCTGTCGCCGGTCTATGTGCAGCTCGCCGGCATCGAGGGCGCGTTCCTGATGGACAGCAGCAGCTACGCCTGGGGCCCGGAGGGCATGGTGGTGAGCAGTGACCTGATGCTGCTGGGCGTCAGCGGCTGGTATGGCAGCAGTCAGCCGACCACCAGCTGGGTCAGGGTGCCGGTGCCGGTGTCTGGCCTGCAGCAGGTGGCGGCAGGCACCGCAGGCGTGGGCGTCAAGGCGAACAGCATCGTGCTGCCGGCTGACTTCAGCGCCCGCAACCCTGGCCCGGTGCTGGCGGCCCTGCCGAGCAATGGCAGCGACCGCTTCGCGCTCTATCGCGGCAGTCAGGGCCTGGTGGCACCGACGCTGGAGCTGGAGCAGATCCGCCTGGCAACTGGCCCGCTGCTGATCGTGCGGGAGTTCGAGTACGGGCTGACGCTGGAGCCGGAGACGGCGGCGATCGCGACGGGACCGGTGGCAGAGCTGGAGGAGTTCACCGCAGTGTCGCCGCCGGTGGCCGTGATCAGCGTGGCAGGACAGGTGCCGGTGGTGCTGACCGGCGCCAGCGTGGCGGTGCCTGCCGCTGCGGTCGGCGTGGCAGCCGTGGCGCCTGTGGTGCAGACGGCCTTGGTGGTAGAGGTGCCCCTTGCGGCCGTGACGGTGGCGGCGCTGGTGCCCGAGCAGGTGGGCAGGCCGCGCATTGAAGTGGCTGTGCCGGTTGCGGTGATCGAGCTTGCGGGCCTGGCGCCGGTGGTGCTGACCGGCACGTTCCTGGAGGTGCCAGTGGCTCAGATCACGATCACGGCACTGCCGCCACGCATCGGTGGCGCAGACTTCTGGAGCAGCTGGGCCCAGCAGAACTACGGATGGTGGCCGGAAAGCTACGGGGAATGGTGGGCAACCTAGGCCATGGCAGCACCCAACCTCAAAGAGCCGACAACCGTCACCGGCAAGACCGACGGCTACGCCGTGACCGACACCCTGGCGGCAGCTCTCAGCAACAGCGCCAGCTCGGGCAAGGTGCTCAAGGTGAACTCGGTTTACTGCGCAAACGTGGACGGCACCGCAGCTGCTGACATTGACCTGACGTACTACAACGGCACGACGGATTTCTATCTGGCCAAGACAATCGCGGTGCCGGCGGATGCGACGCAGGTGCTGGTGACGCGAGAGGCACCGATCTACCTGGAGGAAGGCGACAGCCTGCGAGCCAAGGCCAGCGCTGCAGGGGATCTGGAGCTGGTGATTTCGTACGAGGATATTTCGTGATGTTGGGGTTTAATGGGGGGCTGCTGGGTAAGCGCAGGGTGCCAACTACTAACGCAGCGACTGGGCTGTGGTTTCCAAATGAGCAGAGCATTGCGCAGCAGGCGCAAATCTGGCCGCCATTCCAGATAAGCGACCTGAGCCCTGTTCTCTGGTATGACTTTTCTGATGCTGCAACGGTAACAGTTGCAAGCTCTCAGATCACAAGCATCACAGACAAAGGCAGCCGGGGATGGACTCTCACAAAATCCACCACTGGCCCAGCGCAGGCAACATGGACAAACAACGCGCTGACCTGCTGCGACTGGGGAAGCGCCCCCCATAGTAACTATTTGCGCAATACAAGCACCACGTCAACCGCTATCGCAGATGTTTTTATTGTCCTTGATGCGGCGTTTGGATCAACATTTCCAAGTTATAATGGCTTGATCGGCGGCACAAATGAGCCTGTGAATCTCACCGGCTCCTTTGGCGCGGCTGGCATGTATGCGGGATCTTTCAATCAAGTATTCCTGAACGGCAGCGCTACGAACAGCTTTTCTGCCGTGCTGCCAACAATCAACAGCCCGGCGCTAATGCGCGTCAAGAATAGCAACGGCTCAGCGGTTACGCTTACCAATGGCTTTCAGATTGGAATGGACCGTGCATACAGCGGTCGCGGCTGGTATGGCTTGATTGCTGAGGTTGCGTGCTTTTCCAGCGTCTTGAGCGATGTAGACGCCAACAACGTGAAGTATGCGCTCGCTTCCAAGTGGTCACTCACGGTAACCTGACGCATGATGCTCTACTCCCACCACGCCACCACCCCCCGCACCCCTGTCGCACCGGATCCGCTTCCCGGACGGCATTCCCTGACGCCTAAACCGGAAACCTAGGGCCACACCCCTAGTCACCGATGGCCGTCACGATCAGCCTCTACAACCACACGGCGCAACGGTTCGCCTCCGGCGCCAATGCGGCGGGCGACACCTACAAGGTGAAGCTGCTCACGGCGGCCACCTTCGACGCCACGCACACCACCCTGGCAGCCACCGGCGGGACTGAGGTCAGCAACACCGGCTACACCGCTGGTGGTGCCACTCTGGCCAATGTCGCGGTGACCACGGTCACCACCAACGACGCGAAGTTCGACGCGGACGACGTGACCTGGACCGCCACCGGCGCTGCGCTGGAGGCGGCCTACGCGATCATCTACAACGACACCGATGCGAACGATCCGCCGGTCGCCTTCATTGACTTCGGCGGCAGCGAGTCTGCCGGCACCGGCACCGATTTCAAGCTGGTGTGGAACGCCAGCGGCATCTTCACCTTCACGGTGGCCTGATCATGCCGTTCGTCATCACCCAAGGTGAGCTCACCTACGAAGCCGGCCTGATCCTGACCGGCGCCTACAAGGTGTTCCTCGCCACCAAGGGCAGCCTCACGATTGCCAGCAGCCTGTCGGCATGGGAGGCGGCTGAGCTGGCCAGCAGCAACGGCTACGCCGCCGTGACCGGCACTGTCGGCACGGCCGTCTTCAACAGCACCACCGGCCGGATGGAGGCGCCGGTGCTCACTGGGCAGTTCTCCGCCACCGGCGCGGGCTACACGTTCGACGCGATGGTGGTGAAGCTCGCCAGCCGCACGGCGCCCTATGCAGTGAACCTGTACGACGTGCCGATCGTGCTGTCGGCCGGCCAGTCGCGTGGGTTCAACATCACCCTCGGCATCAAGCCATGAGCCCTGAGGTCAACCTGGACCTGGAGGATGTGCCGTTCGCCATCCTGGAGGTAGTGAAGGCCAGGATCCTGGCGAACCGTCGCCGGCTGGGGCTGAGCCAGGAGCAGGCGAAGCCACGGCCATCCACCAGGCCGCGCGCGCAGTTCAGGAAGGCCGGGGCCAGCAGCAGGGGCTGGCGGAAGCCGCAGCATGGGGCGGGGGTGTTGGGGGATGATCTGAGGTTTGGGATTACTTCATATAGCTGGGGAAGCAACGCGTTTGCAACCGGCACATTTAATCCAACAAGTCAATGGACAGGCGAAGTATGGTGCGGCGATTATTCGCGCTCGCTGAAGACTGATCCTGTTACCTTTTCTCAAGATCCTGGCGGTCGACCGGCCACGCCAGTCTTCGTCTTGCCAGTTGACAATGATACAGGTATCGTGGTCACCTTTTTTTATGGAAAGCAATTCTTTCCCGGTGCACCAGGCTTCAATGAAGTAAGAGACCGAGCAGCATTTGTTGTAAATAGAAACAGAATACGGCGAATATCGGTCCCATCAATCGTTAATAGCTGCATTAATACGTGGGAAACGGGGTCGCCGCCGGCGGTCCTCCCTGCAGATATTTTCGGCACTTTAATAGAAGCAAGCGAAGGAATGACAGAGTATTCTCTTTGGCTTAACTATACGCCAACAATCTTTAACAGGCTTAACATTCTAAATACTTTTACATCGCAGATCAAGCCATTCCCGACAGGCAAGAACTTAGTTACCAGAGATCCTCGTCAGGGCATCTATGCTAATAGCAAAACTAACGTCACAAAGGCAGACGCACGATTCTGCTTTGCTGAGTGGCTTGGTACTGTAGAAGACTGGGAGGCTAACCCGTTCAACGACTCGCTTCTCGTTCGCCAGCCCGAAGAGGACATTGACGCGCCGAGCTATTATAAAGCCATAGAAGATAGTGGTAACTTTGCAGAGCTAGGCTATTACTGGGATATCAACAGCCGACCCGGCCCTGGAGACATCTTCTTCTGGGACTGGGACGACCCCGACTACTGCCGCGCCATGTGCCTGGCCTTGGGCTTCAGTGAAGCTGACCTAACCCCATGACCACCCAGCAACAGCAGCCCCTCACCGACGCACAGGCCGCACTGGTGGAAGCCGCGCAGCTCCGCATCGCTATGCAGCGGCTGAAGCTGGCCCAGCAGCAGGACCGGAAAGCTACGGGGCACTGAGGCGTGATGCCCGAGCATGTCCGATCAAGATCCCACCCAGACCGCTGAGCTCCAGCAGCAGGCCACCGACCAGCAAGACACCACCACCGGCGAGCCCAGCGATGACATCGCCCGCCTGAAGAAAGCGCTTGAGGCCGAGCGGCAGCAACGCAAGCAGGAAGCCGCCCGCGCCGCCCAGCTGGATGCCCAGCTTCGCGAAGTCGGCCAGGTGGACCCGAAGCTGCTCGACGAAGCCCGCCAGCGGGCCCGTGAAGCCGAACAGCAGCGGCTGATGGTGGAGCAGCAGACCACCCTGCGCCTGCAGGAGCAGGAGCGGAAGTATCAGGAGCAGCTGGCCCGGATCACCGGCGAGCTGCAGCAGCAGAAGACCGCCGCCGAACGCGAGGCGCTGCGGATCAAGACAGAGCGCGAGTTCCTCAAGGCCAAGGGTGCCACCGAGGCCAGCAGCATCGACGGCCGCACGCCATTCGACTACATCTGGCAGCTCTACGGCAACGACTTCGCCGAAGACAAGGGCGGCCTGTACCTGGTGGATGCCGACGGCTCGCCCCGGCTCGATGAGGAGACCGGCAAGCGGATCACGCCGACCGAGTTCTTCGCGAAGCTCCGCAAGGATCCCGTGCATGGGATGCACTTTCAGCCCGAGTACGGCAGCGGCAGCGGCGCCCGCTCCGGCCGTGACGGCCGCGTCAGCAACAGCGCCGATCTGACGAAGGTGCCGACCGGCCAACTGTTCCGCGAGAGCTTCGGTGCACGCCGCCGGACGGCTTAACAGCTACCGGCACTCTCAGGCAATGCGGGAAGCGTGATGCCTCCCACCCCGGCGTGATGCCACAACCCGTCGTTCATTCAACAGTTCTCCCATGGGCTTGACCCTTCTGGAGGCGGCCAAATCTGAAAGGGATCCGGCCCGCCTCGCCGTTATTCGTGAACTCGCCGAAGGCGAACTCATGCGCGTCATCCCCTTCCAGGATGTGGAAGGTGAAGGCGTCTTCTACGACGTCGAGCAGGAACTGCCGTCCGTCGGCTTCCGTGGCATCAACGAAACCCTTGACGCCTCCTATGGCGTGCTCAACCCCCAGTCGGAGCGGCTGAAGGTGCTGGGCGCTGAGGTGGACGTCGACACCAGCATCATTGACATGCGCGGCCCTGATGCCGTGGGTGATCAGGTGCGGATGAAGGTCACCTCCATGCGGATGACCTTCGAGGACCAGTTCATCAACGGTGATGAGTCGGTCAATCCTCGCTCGTTCGATGGCCTGAAGCGCCGGATCAATGCCGGCAGCTCCCAGGCAATCAACATGAACGGCGCCCTGTCGCTCTCTGCTCTCGATGAGCTGATCGACGCCTGCGACGCCATGGGCGGCCAGAAGGTGCTGATCATGAACAAGAAGATGCGCCGCCGGCTCAACACCGCCAGCCGTGCCACCAACATCGGTGGGTTCATCAACTATGAGCTCGACAGCTTCGGCCGTCGGGTGACGCAGTACGGGGACGTGCCGATCATCGTGACCGACACCAACGCGCAGAATCTGCCGGTTCAGCCGTTCACCGAGGCCAGCTCCAGCACCAGCATCTACTGCGTGGCCATGGGTGATCTGCTCACCACTGCCATCCAGGGCCGCTGCCGCGGGCAGTTCGGCATCTCGGTGCGGGCCATGGGTGAGGTGCCTGATGCTCCCGTCGACCGTACGCGGATCGAGTGGTATTGCGGCATGGCGATCTACAACGGTCGCTCCGCCGCCCGCCTCTATGGCGTGACCGATGCGGCCGTGGTGGCCTGATCTCTTCCCCTGTTCATCTGAGGTAACGCCCTATGGCACGCTCCACTGGTCTCGCCCCGCGCAGGGGCTATACGCTCGACGCCGCCACCGTTCTGGTGGGCCCCGTCGCTGCTGGCGCCCGAGGCCGCGCCGCTACCACTCGCACGGGTGCTGAGCAGCTGCTGAACACCCGCCTGGAGGCCCAGGACGTGTTCAAGCTGGTGGCTCACGGCCAATCCAGCACTTCCGCCGGCGGCTACATCGTCCAGGCGGCTCACGTTCCCGAAGGTTCGACCACCCCGTCGACCTACGCCACCCTCGGCACGGTGACCCTTGCCCCCGGCATCCAGGAGATTCCCTTCTCTGGTGCTGTGGTGGGCGATCTGTGCCGCAAGGCGCCGACTCCTGATGTCACCGGCGATGTGCGCGTGACGGCCGTTCGCCTGATCCCCGGCAGCGGCACCCTGACGGTCACGAATGTCGCTCTGACCGACAACGTAGCCACCGTTACCGTTGGCACCCACTCGCTTCTGGTGGGTGAGGTTGTGACGGTCTTCTGCAGCAACGCTGTCTTCGATGGCGTCTTCACGATCACCGCGAAGACCGCCACCACGATCAGCTTCGCGAAGACCAACGACAACGTGACCAGCGCTTCGGCGACTGGCACCGTCACCAACGGGCTTGCCGTTCCGGCCGGCACCAACACGATCAGCCTTCAGTACGCCTGAGCCTGATCGCTCTCTCTGGGCTGTCCTACGGGGCAGCCCTTCAATCTTTGAGGCGCAGCCATGAGTATCGCAACGATGCCCGGCATGACACCGGAGCAGCTGCAGCGGGTGATGGGCGATCGCCCGGCTGTGCCCGCCCCGCCGCTGGAGCTGCAGCAGGAGACCGAGCATCGGCCGGTGGTGAAGAAGCTGCGGCCGAAGGGCGACAAGCCGGAAACCTGAGGCATGGCATGGGTCGAAGGCCACGTCTGGGAGATGGAGCAGGGCCTCGATGCCCTGCTGGAGCTGCGGCTGTTCAGCAACAGCGCCGCCACCACTCCGTGGCCGTTCACCGGCTGGGACGTGAATGCGACCGTCAGCGATGAGAAGGGTCGCACGCTCTACCCGGTGACGGTGGACCTGAACCCGTCTGGCGGGATCGTCCGCCTGATCTTCCCCGAGGCACTGGTCAACAGCCTCAGGGTCGGCAAGGCCTACCGCTACGACTGCCTGATGGTGGCGCCTGGCGCCGCTGCAGCCGATGACCACTGTCTGGCGACTGGTCCCGTGACCGTGGCGCTGCGCACAACCCGGAGGGATCCATGACCTGCCCGCAGGTG